AAAGCAAAAAGAAAACGTGAAGGTCGTGATGGACAGAACTTTATGTACAACAAATTCGACAAAGAAAAATATCGATCTAACTACGATAATATTGATTGGGGTAAATGAGTACACAAACTATATTTACAGACCTACAAAGTGGTGATAATAAAAAATTGTGGGCTTACGCCCAAGAATTAAATACATTTCGGCGCAAAGAAAAAGAAGTTGCCAACTCTTCTACTATAGATTTTAATGATAAATCAGCGGTTAAACAGTATATATCAGAAGCATTGTTGCGACAAATGGATAATGGTAACGCCGCTTCAGCTAAAGAACTTGCACGTATACTAGGTGTAAATGAAGAAACACAAGATTTAATACTAGAACCAGTAAACTTTGCGGAAGCAACATGGGAAATAGAGTAAGACTACCCCAACTCAAGCCTAGACATTATCAAATGGGAGCGTGGAAAGCGTTAGATAATGGTGCTAAAAACATACTTATAAGCCATCCGCGCCGACATGGTAAAGATGTAACCACAGCTAGTATACTATCTAAAAAAGCGATGACGCGTGTTGGTTCATATTATTATTTGTTTCCAACTCGTAAGTGGGCAGAGCGTGCTATATGGAATAATATTGTAACTATAGGTGAAAAAAGTGGACATTTAATTGATTTAATCTTTCCGCCAAAAATAGTTTTAGCAAAAAATAATACTGATTTAAAACTAACTTTAGTTAATGGCTCTACAATTAATATGGGTGGTACAGATAACCTAGATTTTGTAGGGCAGGGTGGTTATGGATACGCACTTAGTGAGTTTTCGTTACATAAAGAAGAGGTAACAGGATTTATTGCACCAATTTTAGACGAAGGTAACTCGTTTATAATTATGAATGGTACAATGCGTGGTAAAAAAAACCAACTACACCAGATGTATCAAGCAAACAAAGATAATCCTAATTGGTTTTGCGAGTGGCTAACGCCACAAGAAACTAAAAGATACTGTTGGGTAAGCGATGAAATGAACCTTAACCCAGAACTACAAGATAAAGTAGACCCACTTACAGGACAAATCTATATGAACGTACAAGATCGTGTAGATTCTAAAATGATTTCATATTCTCTTGCTAGACAGGAGTATCTTAACGAAGCGGTTGCAGATGTAGCCAACTCTGTATATGGATACGAAATGACAAAATTGTATGATTCTGGTAATATACAATCATTATCGTCAGAAGGTAAATCTATATATACATTTTGGGATTTAGGTATGGACGACCCAACCGCAATAGTGTTTGCTAATATTGAAAACCAAGAAATGCAGGTGATTGACTATTATGAAAACACAGGACACGAAATTAAACACTACCTCGACATCATCGCACAAAAAGGATACCGATACGCAGGACACTATATGCCACACGACTCTAAGCAACGTATGGGTAATACGGGTACTAATATTTTGGACTTTTGTCGCACACAGTATGGCTTTGAAGCTAGAGCGATACCAAAAACCAATTCTGTCAGAGATGATGTTGAAATTGTCAGACGGCATCTTCCATCTTGTAAAATTAATAGCTCGTTGGAGAACTTACTGGATCACCTTACCAATTATCAATGGAATCCAACAACGGGTAAAATCTTGCATAACGAACATTCGCATGGTGCTGATGCGATAAGAATGATGGTTATGGCGTATCATCATAAAATGATAAACGAATATTTACTAAAACCTATAAATCAATTAGATCGTAGAGAGTATATGTTAGATGATTACCTTATTTTTTGATTATTACGAAGAAGAAGCACCTAAAATACTTAAGGAATGTACGCATATATATTGTGATGAAGAAGTATTTGTATGTGGGTATAAAACACACTCAGACTACATACTAAAAAATGTCAACAAAAAACTTGACATATCTGATACATGGTACGTATATTATGCCGCAGGTAAAGTTACAAAATTGTTCGAAATCTTTGAAAATAAAAAATATATCTGTTTTCATAGGTTAAACAGAGATAAATTAAAATTATATAACATGAGAGAATTTTATGGGAAGATCAAAAAACAAACCAATTCCTGAACCACCAAAAATTGTAGAACCACCAAGACCTCCAATGGAAGCAGATATAGTAGGTCAAGAACAATATTTTGATAAAGCGGCAGATCGCCGTATGAGTGTACAAAACACTCTTATGAGAAATTTTAAGAAAAAGAAAAAAAATATTCTTAATCGTGGACTACTTGGAAAAATTTTCTAAATGGACGCTAACTCTTTAATTAAGAAGTATGAATCTATGGATTCTACAGTTCGTGGTAACTGGATGAATTTATGGCAAGAGTGTGCTGATTGGTGTTTTCAAACAAACGATAACATAAATCGAATACGAGTAGCAGGTCAGGAAAAACCACCACAACGTATGATAGATACTTGTATTGAAGCTAACTATGCTTTTGCTAGTGGTTTCTTTTCTCATATGTTTCCACCAAATACTGTGTGGGCTAAGTTTCGTCATCCTTCACCTATGATGATGGCTAATAAAAATATAGCAAATTATTTTGAAGAAGTAAGTCGTATTGCACATAGAATATTAATTGAATCTAATTTTGCACAAGAAGAGTTTCAATCATTACTTTCATTAGGTTGTTTTGGGACTAACTGTTTATCTTTAGAAGAAGATGATCGTAACGTAGTACGTTTTCGTAATTATATTATAGATGATATTCGTATTGCAGAAAACTATTTACATGAAGTAGATACAGTCGCTCGTGAGTATACCCTTACAGGTAGACAGGTAATTCAAAAATTTGGTGAAGAAGCTGTACGTTCTGCAAAACTTGATAAGATTTTTAAAGAAATGGAAATGGGAAAAGACAATAAATATAAATTTATTCAGTTTATTGCACCTCGTGAAGATTTTAAATATGGTAGTTTAAAAGCAACAGAAAAACCTTTTGCTTCTTATCATGTTTCTAAAGACTCAAAAGAAATCATTAAGGAAAGTGGGTTTGACTTTAATCCATTTAAAGTATCTCGCTTTATGGTCGGGAACGAAGAAATATATGGTCGTTCGCCCATGAGCATGATTCTAGGAACTGCTCGGCGTACCAACGTGGTATACCGATCATTAATGATTTCCGCAGAACAACAAGCCAATCCACAATGGCTAGTCCCAGATGATGACAGCGTATCAGGTATGAGTAATCGTGCAGGTTCATTTATTAAATGGCGTGCTACTAATCCTAACGGTAAACCAGAAAGATTACAACCTAACGGAAACCCTGCATTAGCTAAAGATATGTACGATATGCATGAAAATCAAATCAAACGTATGTTCTTTAACCATTTATTTAGACCATTAGATCAATACAGAAACATGACTGCTACTGAAGTAAACGAGCGTATGACTACAGATTTAATGACATTAACACCATTTGTAGCTAGATATATAGAAGAACACGTAACTCCTATAATGAATCATACTTATTATATTTTACAAAAACGCAAACTATTACCACCTGTACCACAAGAACTATCAGAATCACCAGAATACGAAGTAGACTATGTTGGTAGATTATCGTTAGCTACTAAATCATTTGAAACTATGGGTGCTGTAAATACAATGCGTGTGTTTGGTGAGTTAGCTCAAATGAATCCACAAGCACTACAATCACTAGAAAATGTAGACTATGATAAGTTATTCCAAGAAATATGGTTTGCTAATAGTTCTAGTATGAATGCATTAAAAGACCCAATTGAAGTTGAAGAAGAACGTCAAGTTAAAGCTGAACAAGCTCAACAACAACAAGCTATACAAGCAATGCCTGCAATGGCAGATGCCGCACAAAAAGTAAGTGGTAAGGTTGATCCTGAAAGTATAATGGCACAAGAGGTTATGGGTGAATAACGAATTAGAAAAATTACTTAGCACATATCGTATGGTCTTTAATTCACCAGAAGGTCAGGTTATATTAGAAGATTTAAGAAGACTATCTGCTATAGATGAACAAGCAGGTAGTGAACTTACACATTCAGAGTGTACATATAGAAATGCTATGCAAGATATGTACAGATAT